ATATGGCTCTAAGCCACTTGGGTAATTGTTCCTATATAAAAGAACGATGTAGGAACATTTAAGAACCAAAACAAATTAAAGTCTGTTCCAATGCCAACATATTTTTCCACAATCAAACCCCTTGTGGGAATAAAATTGGGTAGTGTGATGATTTCCAGTGTACTACAATCCAAATCCCCACCATCTAAAGGAGCGGGGTATGTAATTAACGTTGGATCAGTACTCTGGAATTTCGCTTTAGTGTAGTTGGGTAATCCTACAGTCAAACCAGTATTTGTTACACCATTTGTAATAGCTTGACCAGAGTGTCCCGCACTCATAGTACTACGCATTGTTGTGAGAATAGGAACTCCAGTTGCTCCACCTCCTACATTTTTCAAAGCCTGCACTGTTGTATACCTACCAGGTGTAGTTGCCCGATTAGCATTACGATGCACACGAATATGTTGTGGCACTGTATTAGCATTACTAGTTACATTAGTAGCATTAAATGTCCAAAAGGTACTACCTTTAACTCCCACAAAAGCGGGCATGACCCAATTAATAGGAGTTGACCAAGTAAAGTTAAAAGGTTTAGGAGTACCTGCTACTAAACCTGTAGCCTTAGTACCGATACCATTTGGATCAAATCCATAAGGAACTGGAAACTTTGTCATCTCATGTTGCATAATCGACAATGAATTGGTGGTATCTGATGGTTCCCACCACATCTCATTTAAGCAAGATCGACGTAGCAATTGACGTAATGAGACAATCTTTTCACCAAAATTGATTAATTCACGCCCCATCGAATCTGGTGAAACCTTGCCTGCAACCGTAGTGATTGTCTTCTCTGGAAACACATCTGATGATTGAACTGTAAATGGTGAAAACTCTCCAATATAATTGGGATTAGCAAATTCTAAATTTTCAGCACCTCGTACCGAAATGATTAAACCAACGCTACTAGAAGCTACTGGCGCTGTTAGGATATTCAACACGCGCATTGTTAGCGTCCCATTATCATAAAGTGGATTATATGTGAAATTAGCATTGATATCGGCACCTCGCCTTTGCCATACATCATGACCAAATAAACTTCTAACATCCAACCATGGATAAGCTTGTGAGTATGGTATTCGTATCTCAACAGAATCTTCAACGGAAAGGTCGACTATGCGCGTATAAACACGACTTGAAGTGTTAGAAACTTCGATAACATTATTGGACCCCTGTCCTGAAGGATCGTAGGACAATAAGACTCGTCCTCTGTGATATTTTGATTTGATAAATTGAAATCTAAAAATAATATCTCCTCGCCATTGTGCAAACATATTAGCTACCCATGCACATGGAGGCATGGTAACTGTATGTTGCGTAGCAGTAGTGACATCTCTAAACATCCATGGTGAAATAGCAGATCTAAATAACTGTGCATCCACTAAATCGCTAGTATCCCAGTATGTAGTAGTTAATAGACTCTCTTTCTGCACTAAATATGAAATCTGTAACTCATCCATATTAGGTAAACCAATAGAACCAGGGTCAATACTTAATTCGTTTTTCGGATCCAATGTCAATTTATCAACGGGATATCCAATGGCAGCTGTAGATAGATTTGCGAAAGGTTGTGGTCGTACTGGTTTACATTCTTCAATAACTGGCACATTAGTGAAACCAAATAAACTAGCTATGCCAGAAATTGCTCCGGCCCCGATACGTGTGGCAGTTGCCATTTTGCCTATAATACCTGGTGCTGATGTAAAATTTCCAGCAAATCGAGCCAATGCTGAAGCTGGTGCAGACACAGGACCTGTACCATATTCATCTTGTGACTGAACAGCAAGACCCACTGACGGTCCACTTAATTCAATATCTTCCGCCCAAGCATACATCTGGACAGTAACTCCAGTACCTATGGCTCCATTAGCAGATGCCAATGCTACCACATTATCAATGGTTAACTGTCCCATAGTCTGTAAATCACTACCAGATTGCAAATTTAGCCAATTCTTGTAATAGAAAAATGGTAACACGAGTTCACCACCTTTACAATCTTGTGGTAAAACCCAGATATGTGGACGTTGGGACCTACCTACCCATTGCTGAAAATCCGCTGTGATGGTTATGTTATCTGATTTAAAAGCTGGCAAAGGTCGATATGAAATCATACGAGCACCATAATAAAATGGTGAAGCATTCACAATGATCTTTACATGCAAATTGCATCGTACCCATGAAAAATTATCCAATTTGGACTTTATGGCCGTATCATTGAAAAAAGCATACCAAGGAAACACAGTTCCTACCGTACCAATTGGGTCCGATTCCAACCAAGTGGAATTGTATATACGAACAGGTCGTGATAAAAAACCTGATAATCCAGCTAACTGTGTGGCATCCAATGCTCCATAATCATCTCCTGACATGGATAACCCCTCAACCGAACCGGGCTCAGCATCAACAAACGATACAGTCTCATGCTGGGTCACGCTACTCACGTCATCTGAAGATCCAGTAATAATCGTTTCCGATTGAATTTGACACTTAGGTAAGCACTCATTAATGTTAATCATAGTTAGTGGTGTTTCACAGGTGCAGAAGAAAGATCCATTGTTTTCACACTGTTGTGTATGTGTTGGTGTATTATCTGGAGACACCGTCTCCTTTCTTTTTGTATTTTTAGTAGTTGCGTATTAAAAGTACATCTTACAACCATAAGATATACAGTTTTAATCGTATTGTGAACAACATGTAATGTTCTACACTAAATAGTGCAATAGGGTTCGCCTATACATGTAACGATTGTTTCCACACTTATCATTTTTATATTTACGATTTTTAATTAAAACGACACAGTAAACTAAACAAACGTGTTAAATTTTGGTTATCCAATAAGGGGGACTATTCAACTCTAGCCCCATTATCGTACTCTTAGCACGATATTTAAATTTTGTCTGCATTATCACGAGCATTACGAACACGTAAGTAACGCTCACTTGCTGCATGGAAACTATGTAGAATTGTTTCCCAATCGGGGAAATCCCAACTCTCTACATAAGCCCTAAGGTTCATTTCTTCCACAACCTCAAGAAACATTGTACGTTTAGCAGTGAATTCTTCTTTGCCATAGAAAAAGTACTCTTTTAGAGCACTGGACATACCAGCTATAGCCTGAGCTTTTGTTGTGAGTATTTTACTTTTTACTTGAATAAGCAACATCTTTTCAATAGATTCATGATCTAACGGACACAACCAACTGCCAACATCATTATCAAAGCGCCACTTACGCTTGAGGAAAGAAGTATCTGCTATATTTATATATGGAACAGAAATTGCTTCTTTATCTGCCATAGTGTACGTAACACCAATATTACTCATTTCCTTTTGAATGGCTGTGTGGTTAAACCACGGGGTCATCTTACTCACACCCATAATATTATCATCACCATATGTGTACAGATGCACATTATCTTGAAAATCACTACAATCCGTACCATTTGGGTTAGCTTTAGCATAAGCATATCTCATATATAGAGAATTCACCAAACTGTTAATGATAACTGTTAGAGGATGACCTGATGGATTAGTTCCAAAGAACATTATCAAATCTCCATCAAAATCGACAAATGAGAAGGCCGTATCTTCCCCAATGGCCATAATAGATCTAATCTCATCTGTATGAGATCCAGCTCTTTCAGCTATTTGAGCGATTATATAGTATGCGTACAAAATAAAGGCCGACCCCATTTTCTTGTCGAAAGATTTAAAATCTCCAGCAACTATGCGATCTTGCCCAAAAGCACACAAATATTCATATATATGTCCCCATTCAACTGATTGTGCAACTGTACCAGCTCCCAATTCAAAAGTAATTCTATTATTTTGAGCTAAACGGATAAACCACAATAAGTGCATGCGAACTGCTACAACCCAAGCTAAAGGACCACCAACAAAAACACGTGTTTTACCTGATTCCTGTTTAGCAAATGTCACTGGTTCATCCTTAAGATGAGCTTTAAAAATTGGGACACTACGTTCACCTTTAGCATAACAATCATTAATGCGACCAACCGCCTCATGTAATTCTTTGGTCAAAGACCACTTACCAGTAGTTTCGTCAAAAGTCATTACAGAGCGTTTACCAGCATTAATTGGAGCACCGGCGCTTGTATTTTTATTGATTGCGTCAATATATGCCACTCCATCCACACCGTTAATAGCAACGTCTTCCGGCATTGTATGAACCATTTTCTTCCAATCAGATGGGAGATGTTTTACAACTTGATCGACATAATTATCAGCACAATGTTTTAAACATTTAATATCAACATTGTTATTTGTGTTAACCATTTCAGTTAGTGCTAAATGCCACGGTTTCCAACTCTTCATATCCGGGGCGCCATGTTTCAAAACATACCCACGTTTTTCAAAAGCTTCCCGCACGTAAGAACTCTGTACTGAAGTTTTGGGCTTTGCTCGAAAACCCATATTTGAGCCAATAACTTCAGCATGACCTTCTTCCCAGTTAACGTGAGCTTTTGAGTGGAGTGGTCCCATCACCAATTCATGACGACCTATTTTAAGTTGCGGTGTTCCACCTTGCACACGTGACATGGGAAATGATTTTAAAGCACTCTCAAGGAAAGATTTAGTTATAAAGGGCGCTTGGACCATATTTCTATGACCACCGAGTGCATGTAATCCAAGTATACAAATGCCCCCTGGAGCTTTGCATAACATTAGAGAACCACATTCACCATTAACCGTATCTCTTTCGCAAATGGCCATAGCCATAGCCATTTCCTGATCGAATTGAGGAACGTATGTTTTATCTGATACTCGAATGTTGTCTAACTGGAGAGTACTAACAGATCCAGACATATCTCGAATGAGATACATACCTTCACCGCGCCCAGAAAAGTTATCTTCACAAAATAGATTAATAATATTACGACGTGGTGGTAATGAGAGAATCTCAAACATAATCAAATCATATTCCGGAAACTCCACCATATTAATGCAACCAGAATCCACTTTAATATTAGATGTGACACCTCCTCCTTGTGATTCAAAAATAAATTCCAATTCAGAATCTTTAATCCAAGCATGTCTGTTAATCAAGTACACGTGCGATGTTAGGCATACGGCTTTGTTCTGGCGATACCCTGCCACCATCTCACCATTTTGGAGTACTTTAAAATGGATAATAACATTAACTAGATTATGTCTCAACATACGTTTCACATCATCCCATTCATAACGGCTCCATGATTTAGATGCTTCCGAGAATTGAAACTGAGTAGTTTTCTTATCATGATCACACCAAACATTAGTATATTCTTCATCCAAAGGTTGAGGAACTCGACTATGCTGCACCATCATCTGTTTCTCAGGTAATTTTTCTTCACTCGAATTTGAAAATACGTCCCGAAATTTCTTTTGTATCAACCAAGTAGCACCCAATAAACTTGTAGCAAATCCAATTTTCACAAGTATACTTGGGCGTGAGAATCTTTTTTCAGCCACTAAAGATAGTAGATACCATACACCTTGAATAGTAGGAGAAATTAGGTAAATCAGGTAAAGGATCCAGGAACGCAGAAAATCCCAATTCAATAACTGCATACTCATCCACCGGAGAAAAGAATACCGTAAAATAAATTGTATTACACTTTCCACACCCATACAAATCACTCGTGAGTACCAAGACACATTATGAGTCTGTATCACCCTAAAGTATTCTTGTATGATTTCCGATAATTCATCTGAATTATTCAATAAATAGTTATCTATCACACTGGGAGGGTTCTCAAGGGCCATAACATCGTGTAAGTAATAATATTTACCATCCCACATACCCACTGTTTCTTGTGGTACTGAATAGATAATATTACAATGTGGTAAGCGAATTCGAAAAGTTCGTGGAGTAACAGCAACCAAATCAACTATAGCACCCTGGGGTGCTTTAAGCATTGTTGCACTCTGCACACAATTGCAATGTTTTTTAGGATGATAACAATTATTGCAAAGTTCAATATCACCAGCATAAGTATTTTCGCGTTTGGCTTTCAATTGGATATCATATTGTATTTTCGACACTTTTGAGAAAAAAGCCATAAACTCATATATATTATCATATTCTTTAATGAGTTCCAATTTTGCACGTTGTAAGGCTACATCAGCTGGATTACCCTGTGGCACAGGTTTAAAAACTTTAATAATCCATACATCATGATAATCACCCGGTTCCAAATGTGGAACTTTGGATGAATCAATCATTGGTCCTTTGGCATATTCTGGCTTAGGTGACAGCATAACAACTAATGGTAAGCGCCTACGAATAGCCAATTCATTATTATAATAATGGAATGCATTTAAATCAACTGTGTTAGTTGATACAGTAACCAATCGCGCTCTAAATGGGATCTTACCCTTATCACATAGTTCCGCTTGAGTCGTCACAAAGGCCACAGAATTCAAAATTTGTAATAATTCTGCAACACTTGGATCTACACCCATCATGGCATTAGGTTTATACGGTGCCGCGTCATCCATATGGACACACACTTTACTAGACTTAAAACCAGACCAAAAAGGATCATTATGATTTCGTACATATCTGTATTCCTCATCACATGGTAAATTCATAGTTTTAGCATATTGATAGTATAACTCCGTTGCAAATGCTGACTTCATAACACTTGATCCACCATATATCATAATCCCCATTGGTTCAATACGATCTTTCGAAGCGTCATTTTTTGTCATAGTAGTTGCTCGAATCATTCTCAATTCACCAAGCAGTTGTGAACCATATCTTTTTTCCATTGGGCCAAGAGTGGCCAAAAATTGTACGATCGATTCACCCTTCTCGATACAAGTGTCTAATTCATTACGAAACTCATATTCTGAAAATCCATGTACTTCTGGATTACCCAAGAAATTGGAGCGCTCTTTCAATAATTGGGCTTCAGAGTACCACAACTCATGGGTTTTGCCACTATGAAATAATGGTTGAAAAGATTTCATTGTTACACACTGGTAACCTCGTTCCACAATAAATGTGACGGTTTCTATAATAAGATGTGTGAAATCCATAGCACCCATTGCCATCTTAGAGTCTAAACTGTTAGTCAATCGATTCATATCCGCATTAGTTACTTTCATTCCAATTTGATCAAAAATGGAAGCTCCCAAGACTACCGTTGAAAATAGGTGCAGTTTCTTGACCAGTGGCGAATTTTTTACCATGCTATAATTATCGACCAAACTACTAGCAATTTCTCTATATGCTTGAAAGAAATTATCTGCACTTTGTGTTTGATTGATCAGGTAAGTATCAACAGCAAACGATATACAATTTCGTAGCATGGTTGTACTCATTGGTGTAACCATTCTTAATTTTGTGAAAGTAGCTATAGCTATCAACACATCTGTTTTTGTGTTCGCTTTTTGTATACCAAATATTAATAACATCAAATCTTCAATTAATTTTACTTCAGTATCGAATTTATCACTCAAAACTGTTTTTAGAATATCGGTGATTTTATCAAATGATTGTTTATTTAAATGTTTCTTGTTCTTTTCTTTATCCCCCACTTCGGCATACACTAATTCCCACTCACACTCTTTAACATGAGAATACGCCCGTGGTGTTTTATTATTCTGTTTAAGACTAGTTTCGATATTAATAATCGTTTTTTCACTACCACCAACTAAGGGATAGAATTGGTATTTAATTGTATCATTGTTATGAATATTGAACATGCGTAAATCATCGTGGCCATGAATCATAGTACCACGGCAATAAAGAATAGGCATCATATATTTGGAATTTATCGGTTGTTTTTCTAATAAAATGTCTTTAACTTGCTTATACAAATCAGAAACGCTAAAAACAGACAATTTTTTATCCATGAAATAAAGTGTAAAAAACTCACTCAGGTTAGATTTTTTATCCCCAAAGGGATAGACAACAATATTATTGGATGTTCGTTGTTCATATGAAGCATTAAAACCCCAACTCAGGGGTTCAGACGCAACACAAATTTTGGTAGCTTTTAAGTTAGCTACAAACTGGGGGATGGATTTGACAAATTGATTCAACTTGTACATGGAGCATAACAGGTTTCTTGAGCCTATATAGGCGATCGCTTAAACTCATCTAGGCGATTAAAATTCTTTTATAAGACTTATAGACGTCTCTGTGACGTGTGCTTATGTTTCTCTAAGTATCAACATGTGTAATTTTTCTACACAAATTAATTGACCAGCCAACATATTGACCATCCGATACGATGTTGGTGGGATCTCATAAGGGTACTAGATTCGACAAATCGAGTACTTAGAGGAAACAGAATTCGTAGCTCAAAGAAGGTTTTTAAAACCTACAAAATTACGATATGTGTCGTATAGAGCTGTTTCAGGGGGGGTGCAAACCCCCCGTACTAAAGTCGTACACATAGCGATTATACATTTGAGAAGTATTCATAAACTATTCTTGTTAATCGGAGCGACCTCAAATCCAAAAGGTCGTGCTACACAGATTGACAAGTTATACCTTTGAAAAAAGGTTAAAAGACACTATTTCAAGTATCTAAACAAATATTTTTATAATTTAATTGGGGAGCGAAATTTGCTCCGAACGCATTATCATAAGATAAGGGAGTTAGGCAAACTCTGCAATAAAGCTTTAATCAAAGCAGTAAATTATACCGAATTAAACGGTTATTTTAATACTTACGAAAGTAAAAATGGGTGATTATTATCGATTTCAAACGTTTGAAAAGATTAATATTCGCTCTCAAGATAGTGAACCATAAACAGTAGTTATTTCACGCGTGACTCTAGGCCACGCGAGTTAACTGTTAATGGCTCTAAAATCAGAGATTGAAAAACGAATCCGGTAAAACCGGATCCAAG